ATGTTTATATTGTGATTGTCCCCAATCATCAAGTAGTAGCAGTTCTACAAGTACGTGTGGAGCAGTAGATAACGATACACAAAATTGCTCATGTAATGGTTCAGCAAGTGGTGTATCAAGTGGACGAGAATATATTGGCTGTACCCATATAGTCACTTTAAATTTAAATAATTTATGCTGTGATGGCACAAAAAGAAAAACAGGAAAACCGTGTTTTAAAACATTTAATTCTGGAAGAAATGGTTCTATTAGTATTTCTAGTCCTCCAGCATGGTTTGTTCCTGTTGATCATAATAAACAAAATACTCCAGGATTTCAGGAACGACCTTCATTAGTTTCTGGAGATAATCACCATATTGCGTTTGCAAAAAATTATGAATCTTTAGAACGCTTATCAAATCCACAATTAAATCCATCTACTAAATTAATTTCTTGGGGAGATAACAGTAGAGGACAGACAACAATACCAAATTTAGATACTTATAATATATCATATGAAAATACCCTAAATGTTAGTGATAATAATATTGGTATAAGTGCAGCAGGAGATACAACATCTATAGCATTTAAAGATAGTTTAAATAATACTACTCATATTAAATGTTGGGGAAATAAAAATAAAAATTATGATTGGCCAACTAGTCCTTCGGGATATCAATTTCCACCTGGTGTACAATTTAATACAAGTTCATCTTCAAATATTTCATCTATAAAAGTTGGTTCAATTAAAACATTAAAAGGAACAAATGGAGAAAGTACATTTGCTATTTCTGGAGATAGTGGATTTATTATAAATTTTGATGGAATTGATTTAAATTCTCCACAACAAACACAAATAAATAATGAATTTTATTCTTATGAATTTCAGCAGGTTAATTTTATTGCGGGAGTAAATGGGAGTATTATTAGACCATATGTGGATACAGGTTCATATAAAAGAAATATAACATGCGAAGAATTAATTGGAAATAAAACATCAAATATTATTGCCTCTCAAATAGTAAAACAAAAAACAACAACAAATGTAAATAATATTACAATAGAAGGAAAAGATTATCCTGTTATTTTTGATTATAATTATGATATGGGATTTGCTACCTCTTATCAACACCCAATATCTTTAGGTTCACAATCTTCACAAACATTTACATCATTTTATAATAAAGTTGCTCAAAAAGAATCAACTGGTATTAAGGCAAAGCAGGTTTATGAATTACATGTTTCTGATAATTATGGAATAACTGCTCTAACGACAAAAGGAACATCTTCAACTGGAACTGACAATCCAGAATTAGTAACAACATCATTTCAAAATGTAAATACTGGATTTTCATCAACATTGGGTGATAACACCATAGGTTCAAAACTTTATAAAAAAATTGATAAGAATTCATCATTTAAAGTATCACCATCTGGTGCATTTTCTGCAATAGTTACAAATGAAGGAAAAGCATTAGTTTCAGTTTTACCATCATTTGCATCACAATATAAATTTAATATTCCAAGTGACATGTATTTTGATCCTCGTTATATAACAGTATCCAAAGACAGTATAACTTTAGTTGAACTTAATTGTACAATAGATGAAAGTTATTTACAAAATACTAGAGTTTATACTTATTCAGACATTAAAGCGGCTGGAGATTCCACAACATTTGAATTACAAAATAAAAGTTCAACTGAATCTGAAATAAGAGGAAAAAGTACATTTATCGTTATCATGGAATACATAAGTGGCTCTACCGAAGAAGTAACATTCCAAATAGGATCATTATCTGGGACTACTGAAAAATATATTAATAGGGTTTTAAAAGTTTCTTCTGATATTCCAAATATTAAAATATATTTAACAGAAGCAGAATCTTCTTCTCTTTCTAATAAAATTATAGTTAAAGCATTTTTAGGAAGTGGGCAACAAGCCAGTTATAAAATATATACATCTAAAATTAACTGCTCAGGTGCTCCTCCTACCTGCACATAATTTATATAAATAAAATATAAGGTTAAAAATGGAATATAATATTTATAAAATAAAAGAAATATTGTGCATAGAAGGAAGCTATAAAACTGGTTCATCTAGCGCAGCAATATCTAGTTCATCATCAAGCAGTTCCAGCACCTCAGTATCCAGTTCATCTAGTAGATCTAGTTCATCATCAAATAGTTCTAGTTCATCTAGTAGATCTAGTTCATCATCAAGTAGTTCTAGTTCATCTAGTAGATCTAGTTCGTCTAGTTCATCATCAAGTAGTTCTAGTTCATCTAGTAGATCTAGTTCGTCTAGTTCATCATCAAGTAGTTCTGCAATTTGTTTGGCGTGTTCGACAACAGATTTTACTACAGCATCCTTTCCAACAACATCACAACCAAATGGTGTAAACTTTACATTATTATACTGTGGTACAACAACAACAAAATACACATATAGAGTAGATGCAACACAACCATCGAATCCAATATTATTGAGATATCAAAATGGTTGTACAGAAAAAATATTTGCACTACAAAACTATGAATTATATGATAAATTTACTATAATTTTTGAAGGATTTTCTGCAGATGATAAAATTGATTTTTATAATTATAATTTTATTACAAATAATTATACACAAATACAACAAAATGTTATAGGAAATAATCAAACAATAGAAATATTGATCGATAACACAACAAGATCTCTTCCAATAAATGCTTTTTATATAAACAAAAAACCCCAAGGAACAGATACTCGACCAGTTTATAGGTGCACCGAATGGTCTTTACAAGTAAAACCAAATTCTTGTATATTAAAAACAAGCAGTTCTAGTTCATCCAGTAGTTCTAATTCATCTAGTAGTTCATCGTCAACTAGTTCATCAAGTAGTAGTTCATCAAGTAGAAATTCATCAAGTTCTGTTAGTTTTTATAATTGCGATGTTGATAAAGCAATGCAATCTGCAAATTGCCCTACACCCGGTGATAATTGTTTAAATAATGGCTGCTATGCAAGATCCGGAAATGGTGATGGATTATCATCAATATATTCAGACACTTTGGGTGGAAATGTGGAATATTTTTATCATTATGTTAATAGAGTGTATCCAATAATATTATCAGCAACGATAAAACAATTAACTCAAAATATTGGTGCATGCAAAGCTAGAATTAGATTGGGTCAATATAATAGTGAAGGACAAGTACTACTAAAAAATTTAAAGGCTTGGGAAATATCAGAAGCCCCCGTAAGTGCATCGCAGACATGTTTGCCTCTTGCTTCATGTGACGGTTCTCAACAAATATGTTATGATAAATTGACAACATCTATGAGCGGCGTATCACAGATTGATCTTTCATACGTAATAGAAGAAGTCGATAGTTGTGGCTCTAGCGGCAGCAATACAAATTTTAAATTTATATTTACTGTTGAATATATAAATTGTTCAGAAGGAAATTCTGATGACTCTACCGATATCCCTACACAATATGTTTTTGAAGAAGGTGGTATGACGATATGCTATACTCCTAGTAGTGGAGGATTATCAAGTGTGTGTTCATTTACAGCCACTTCAAATATGGGTGGAACAGTTGGGGCTTGGGCATTTTTTAATACAAAATGTTTTAATGGAAATACAATATGTGGAGACCAAATACAAAATTGTGGAAATTTTATATTACAAATACAACCATCTAATCCAAATTGGTGTACTCAATTTTATAATACCATAGAAAGTTGTCTCCCGCTGGATTGTGGCGCAGAAGAAGTATTTGGTTGTGTTGATTCAACATTAGACGCAACTTGTGACTCCCCAAATCCATTATGCAAAACATATTTAAAAAATCATTATTGGAAACCATTACAGCATATTCATAATACAAGTAGATCTGGTCAAGATGGTACTGGTTTATGGCCGGGATATGTTACTTCAGCAGCATGCAATGGAATGACTTTATATTTTGATTGGGAACGATTTTTAACAATAGGCCAACATACAGGAAGTATTGCTAGTTTATTAAATACGGGATCAAGAGGTGATAAAAATAATATTAATTGGCTTTGGGAGAACGATAAAATTTTAAATAATGGTGTAGGTGGCTATAGGCCAAGTCGAGCTTTATATGATTATTTAAGAAATTCGAGACAATATCATGAAACGGATCCTGATGTTTATAAATTAAATTCTAATTGCAGTAATTATTCTTGTACTCCAGGATCGTTTGATGCATTAAGTGGAACTTTTTATAATTTTTGGAAAGATCCTAATTTTAATCTAACATATAGAATACAATTTGATGTTCAATATACAGTAACTGTTCCAACTTATATAAACACATTATCTTTAGAAACCTTCCCTTTGACATTTAATTCACTAGGAGAAAGAGAATTATCGGGTGTATCTTATGCAAATATTGAAACAAATGATGATTATAAATCAAATCTTTTTGTCTCTTCTAGTGGTGGGGAATGTGATTGGGATTTTAATTGGAATGGATTTACACCATTTTATAAGAAAAGAACTATAAATTCTGTTTGTGATATGGGTTTACTTATATTTCCAATAAATAATAAAATTCCTTGGCTATGGCAATATCAAACATTTAGAATAAATCCAGATTCTATAAAAATTATTGAAATTTAATAATTATAAATATAATATATAACAAAAGGAAATTATTATGGAATTTATAAAACCACTAATTAATAACAGTTTAGAAGAATTTAAACAAAATATTGAAACTTCATTATATACCAAATTAGCAAAAAAATTAGATGAAGTTAAAATAGATGCTGCATCTAATGTATACAATGAAGGCAAATGTGTTCCTTGTATAAAAAAAGTAAATGAAGGAAAAAAACATGATTCATATGAAGATTGTGTAGAATTTTATATGGATGCAAAAGATTATTCACAAGAAGATGCTCGTAGAGAATGTGGCCATCAAAAAACAGCAGGGAATATATTAGATGAAGAATAATATTAAAAAATCAATGAAAACAAAATTATATAAAAAAACCGCAGAAAAAATAGAAGAAATGCGACAAGAAATTGCTGCTTCTATTTTTGAATTTTATAAAGGTTCACATGATACTGGAGAAGCAGAAGGCGAAGTTTCCGATGAACCAAGTGACAAAGAAAAAGACGAAGTTCACCGCGAAGATTGTTTAAATCGATTAAAGAAAAAATATCCAAATAAAGATACATCATTTTATAATCAAAAAATTGAAGATGGTGAATGCAAAAAATTAGACGAAGCAAAAAAACCCACAACTAAAAAACCAGTTAAAAAACCAGTTAAAAAACCAACACAAAAATCAGCACCAGAAATGGCTCCTGTTCGTCCACAAGCAAGACAAAGTGCTCTTGACATTATGGCAAGAGCGATGCTTGGATTAGGTTCTTTAGGTGAACAAAAAATTCCATCAGCAGTTTTAGCAAGAAGAAAAGCAGGTGGAATGAAAAATGCAGAATCAAAACCATTGGGATTCAAAGGTAAACATCCCGGTAAAGGATAAACATGAAACTCATAACAGAACATACAACAGAAGTAAAAATATTAACAGAAGAAAAAGAAGGCAAGAAGCATTTTTTCATTGAAGGAATCTTCATGCAAGCGGATCAAAAAAATAAAAATGGTCGTATATATCCTTATCCAATTCTAACAAGAGAATGTGGTAGATATGTAACAGAGTATGTTCAACAAAATCGTGCTCTAGGTGAATTAGGACATCCAGAAGGACCAACAGTAAATTTAGAAAGAGTTTCACATATTATCAAAGAACTCAATGTAAATGGTAAAGATGTTATCGGTAAAGCAAAAATTATGGAAACTCCATATGGAAAAATTGTACAAAATCTTATGGACGAAGGTGCAAGATTGGGAGTTTCTAGCCGTGGTATGGGATCATTAAAAGAATTTCAAGGCGTAAATATGGTTCAAGAAGATTTTTCATTAGCAGCAGTGGATATTGTTGCAGATCCTTCTGCTCCAAATGCATTTGTAAATGGCATTATGGAAGGAAAAGAATGGGTATGGGAAAATGGCATAATTAAACCAGTAGTCATTGAACAGTACAAAAAACAAATAACCAAAACAAGCCAAAGAAAACTTGAAGAACAAAAGTTAAATATCTTCAAGGATTTTTTATCAAAATTATAAATTTTATAAATATAATAGATTAATTGTCTAAGGAGATTACATAAAATGGACGCCAAAAAAATAGCAGAAGAAATCATGCAAAACCTATTTGCATCAAATGAAGAACTCTACGAAGCCGAACAAAACGAAGAAGAAGGTGAAGAAGAGGAAAGTGAAGAAGAAGAAGGCGAAGAAAGCCCAGAACACGAACAAAAAGAACCAGCAGGCCACGAAGAAGCAGAAGCCAAAAATGGTTCTGTTGTTAACAATACTGCAGGTTCTACTGCTGCATCAGTTTCAATGAAACCAACAGGTAATATGGCTAGCCAAACAAACGCTGGTTCTGGAACATATTCCTCAGATGCACATGGCAGAAGTACCCACGATGCAATGGGTAAGAGTGGACAATTTATTCAACCAGTCGCACAACCAGGCATGGCACAATCTGCAGCAGCAACTCTTCAAATGAAACCATCATGGGCTGGCGTACAAATGCCAACTTTTGATCGTGGCCAAATGGCAGAAGAAGTTAAGGCTATGTTTGGTGGTGCAGAAGATCTATCAGAAGAATTTGTTAACAAAGCAGCCAATCTATATGAAGCTCGTTTATTAACAAATTTACAAGAAATTACAGAACAATTATCAGAACAATTTGCAAATAAATTAGTAGAATCTGTAGAAACCGTTGCTGCTACTTTAGAAGAACAAGTTGATAATTATCTAAATTATGTTGTTGAACAATGGATGACAGAAAATAAATTAGCAGTTGAACAAGGTCTTCGCACAGAAATTGCAGAAAACTTTATCAATGGTTTAAGAGAACTTTTCAATAATTCATACATTGAGATTCCACAAGATAAGGTAAATGCATTCGATGAGATGGCTACTGCAATTGAAGCACTAGAATCAAGAGTTAATGAAGAAATGGAAAAGAATGTAAATCTTGTAAACGAAATGCAAGATATGAAGGCTTCATTAATTTTTGCTGAAGAAACAGAAGCCCTCTCTGATCTAGATACAGAAAACATGAAGAAATTAGTAGAAAATCTTCGTTTTGATAATGAAGAAACTTTCAGAAGCAATGTTCAAACCTTAGTCGAAGGTTATGTCAAGAACAAAGTTTCAAAACCAACAAAGACTGCAAACACACTAACAGATTCAACTGTAAGTGAAGAGCCATCAAATGATAAGGTTTTCATAACAGAATCTGTAAAGAGATATGCAGAAATTTTAGGTAGAACAATCAAGGGATAATTTTCAAAAAAAAGTAAATTATAAATATATTTACAAACAAATAGTTTAAAGGAGCTAGAAAAAATGGACCCCCGCAATCAAATGTTAACAGAATCAGTAAGACAAAAATGGGACGCTATCGTTAATCACGAAGCCCTCCCAGAAATTAAGGATAACTATCGCAAGACAGTAACCACCATTCTACTTGAAAATCAAGAGAATGCTCTTCTCACAGAGAACGGCGTTCTTGGTACAAGTTTAGGTAATGTTGGTGGTGGATCAGGCTCAACAACTGGTATCGATGCATTCGATCCAATTCTTATCAGCCTAGTTCGTCGTGCAATGCCAAATCTAATGGCCTACGATATTGCTGGCGTTCAACCAATGAATGGCCCAACAGGACTTATCTTCGCAATGAAGACCAAGTACAACGGCGCAGATTCAGTAACAGGTTCTCGCGGCAACAGCGAAGCACTCTTCAAAGAAGCTGATAGCGGTTTCTCTGGAAAGAACACAATCACAAAGAACACCAATCAAACGGGTGCAAACAACCAAGCAGCAGGTAGCAACAGCTATCATGCAGGCAGCATGGGTGATATGTTTGCTGGTGACGTTGGTGGCGGTTCTGATGGTTCATTCGAAGCTGGTACAGGTATGCCAACAACTACTGCTGAAACTTTAGGTTCAACAGGTAATGCATTTAACAAGATGTCATTCAGCATTGAAAAGACATCTGTAACTGCTCGTAGCCGTGCTCTACAAGCAGAATACACAACAGAACTCGCTCAAGACCTCAAGGCAGTACACGGTCTAGATGCAGAAACTGAACTTGCAAACATTCTTTCAACAGAAATTATGTTTGAAATCAACCGTGAACTAGTAAGAACAATTTATCAAATTGCTCGTCTAGGTTGCCAACAAAGCGATCTAAACGGCAAGCAAACTGGTAGAGGTCTAAACAGTAATGCAGGCGGTGGTGTATACGATCTAGAACTAGACTCCGATGGCCGTTGGTCAGCCGAGAAGTTCCGTGGTCTAACTTTCCAACTTGAAAGAGAAGCCAATGTAATTGGCGCAGAAACACGTCGCGGCAAGGCTAACTTTGCCATCGTTTCACCAGACGTAGGTGCAGCACTAAGCATGAGTGGTCTATTAGACTTCAGCCCAGCTTTTAGTGGCGGAATCAACACCGACGTAAATGGTAACAGCTTTGCTGGTACTCTGCATCAAGGTAGAATCAAGGTCTATATCGATCCATATTCAATGCCAACACAATATAATGACTTTACACCAGTCAACTATGTTTGTGTAGGTTACAAGGGAACAAGCCCATATGATGCAGGTATATTCTACTGCCCATACGTTCCACTACAAATGGTAAGAGCTGTTGATACTGCTACTTTCCAACCAAAGATTGGATTCAAGACTCGCTACGGCATGGTCAGCAATCCATTCGTCACAACAACTGTTAGTGGTTTCACACCAGACGGCGAACAACTAACACCAAGAGTTAACCAATACTACCGCATCTTCCGCGTAGACAACCTACACGGTAACGACGCAAGTTACGGTGGCTGATAGAGTTAGTTAAAGGGGATTCATTGAACAAGGGCGGCTAGAAATAGCCGCCCTTGTCTTTTATAGATACTTTAGGAGGATTTATGGCATCAGAAATAGCAAAATCAGTTATAGGAAGACAACCCCAAACAATAAATACATTACAATATAATCAATTTAGATTTATATTACACAGAACCCCTGAAATAATTTATTTTTGTCAAGGAGTAAAATTTCCGGGATTGTCTATGGATACGATAAAACAACCTTCTCCGTTTGCAACAGCAATTCAAAGAACTCCAAATAATGTTACATATGAAAATTTAGAATTTTCATTTTTAGTTGCAGAAGATTTTAAAAATTGGTTAGAAATTCATAATTGGATGCATAAATTATTACCAATAAGACAGTTTGATAATCAGTATAAAGAAAATATCAACAGTCTAACTGGAGACACGCGAGAAGTTAGATTTCAAGATGCAAGTTTGGTGTTGATAAACAGTGTATCTAAAGGATTCATGGAAGTAGTCTTTCATAATTGTTTTCCAGTTAATCTTGCTGGTATAGAATTTTCAAGCACAGTTACAGATTCAAAACCAGTAATTTCTTCTGTACAATTTGCATATTCGGGATATACTATAAACACAATATAAGGAGTGATTTATGGATATTATGAAAATTCGTGAGATGGTAAAAGATGATCTTCCAATTAATGAAGAAAAACTTGATGTAGAGTCCTTAACAATACCACAAATACATGGCAAATATCTTAACATTTATCAAGATGAAAAGATTGTACTACATGGTATTAAAATTGAATACCGCAAATTAAAAAAATTAAAGTGGGAATATTATACAGGTAAATTGGATCAAGAAACTCTTAAAAAATATAATTGGGAACAATTTGATTTAAAAATATTACGTCAAGATATTGATCTGTACCTTGAAGCAGATGATGAATTGATAGCACTAGAAAAGAAACTTTTAATTCAAGAAGAAAAAGTAGATTATTTACAATCAGTATTAAAGGCATTAAATAATCGTCAATTTCATATTCGTGATGCCATATCTTGGAGAAAGTTCATTAATGGGGTAAACTAAATACTATTAGATGTGTGATCTGAAAATATCCAATATTGATTCTGTTTTTATAAAGGTTGATTGTGATGCAGGCTATGCTAAAGAACTATCAGACTTCTTTACATTCACAGTCCCTGGGCATAAGTTTATGCCCGCATTCAGAAAGAAGATGTGGGATGGAAAGATCAAACTCTTCAATTTTTACAAAAAAGAAATCTATGCAGGACTTTATGACTATGTTGTGCAGTTTGCAAAGGATAGATCATATACGGTTGAGGAACCCCAAATTCAACCAAAAACTAGAGTATCTTTTGAACAAATACGAGATTATGTATCCCAACTATCACCCTACGCAGCAGGGAAGCCGCTAGAGGCTCACAAGCATCAATTAGAGGCTATTACACACGGTATAAATGAAGATAGATGTCTTTTACTGTCTCCCACTGCTTCCGGTAAAAGTTTAATAATATATGCACTTTGCAGGTATTATTTAGAAAAAATAAACCCCAAAAAGAAAATACTAATAATAGTTCCAACTATATCTTTAGTATCTCAAATGTATTCTGATTTTATGGAATATTCCTCCAAATCAAAATGGAAGGCTAGAGATTATTGCCACAAAATACATGGTGGGCAAGATAAAGAAACCAATAAAAAAATAGTAATATCTACTTGGCAAAGTTTGTATAAAATGCCAAATAAATATTTTGAACAATTTGAAGCAGTATTTGGTGATGAATGTCATTTATTTAAATCCAAATCTTTAGCAAGTATTATGACTAAATTAAAAGATTGTCCATATAGAATAGGCACAACAGGAACCCTAGACGGTTCTTTTACACATAAACTTGTAATTGAAGGATTATTTGGCAGAGTATACAAAGTTATATCAACTAAAGAATTGATGGAGAAAAAAATTCTATCTGGATTATCGATAGATTGCATTGTTCTTGATCATGATGATATTGATAGAAATATAACTAAAAAAATGGCATATGCAGATGAAATTAATTGGCTAATTTCCTGTAATAAAAGAAATGAATTTATTTGCAAATTAAGTGGATCGTTGAAAGGAAATACCTTAATACTATTTCAATTTGTAGAAAAACACGGAAAAATATTGTATGAAACAATAAAAACAATGTTTCCAGATAAAAAAGTATATTTTATACATGGACAAACAGATGTTGATATGAGAGAATCTGTTCGAAAATTAGTAGAAAAATGCGATAGTTGTGTTATAATTGCATCATATGGAACATTTTCTACTGGTGTAAGTATCAGAAGACTAAATAATATTGTATTCTCTTCTCCATCCAAGAGTAGAATTAGAGTATTACAAAGTATAGGAAGACAGTTACGTAAATCAGAATTTAAAGATATTGCCAAACTATACGATATTGCTGATGATTTGAAGTGGAAATCATACGTGAACCATACATTAAAACATTTTAATGAACGAATTAAAATTTATGATTCTGAAAAATTTGATTACAAAATTATAAAAATTCCTTTAGGAGATTAAATGGAAAATAAATATAAAATAATCAAACTCACTTCGGGTGAATCATTGATTTGCAAAATTAATAAAGTTAAACAAGAAACAATAATATTGGAAAGACCAATGTTATTCAAATCTATTCAACTTCCAAACAATCCAATTTTTTTAGGCGCAGAAGCCTTACAACTTAAAAATTGGATGGAATTTTCAGAAGATAAAACTGTAGAAATTCCAATTAATCACATCACCGCTTTAATGAAAGCGGATTCAATGATTTCACATTGCTATGATATGGAAAAAGAAAAAGAAGACAATCCAGAATTAAAACAAAAAGAATTAACTGATTTATTTACACAAATAAAATCAATTAATCAACTTCCTCCTCCTGCTCTCCCACCGACTGATCAAACAGGAATTCCTAAAAAATTAAACATAAATTTTAATATTCCTGAAGATATGATTCCCGATGTAATGGGGGCTTTAGGTATCAATATGGGAAATGATGATGAATTTATGAATGATGAAGGAATGATTGAAGATGCTCCTGAATTTCCGCCAAATAATCCTAATTCATCAAAAGAAAATTGGGGTAATGACTGGAAAGATTGGCCAGCAGATCCCCATGACTATATCTAATTAGATTTACTCTTTGATGACTTACACAGTCAAGTGTAGCTATACAAAATATATAAGTCAAGTATTTTCTTGCTATCTTTGAGTTTTGTTGTAGAATACAAACATAATTAAGGAGTATAACATGGGACGCAAGAAAAAAGTAATAAAAACAGAAGAACCATCTAAAAAGAAAAAAGTTAAAGAGCATTATGTAGATAATAAAACCTTTTTTAAAGAAATGGTTGAATGGAAAAAGAAATATAAAGAAGCCCAAGAAATGGATGAGCCAGCTCCCCCTGTTTCTGAATATATTGCAACATGTTTCTTTCATATAGCAGAAAATCTTGCTAAAAAACCAAACTTTGTAAATTATCCATTTAAAGAAGATATGGTTGGGGATGGAATAGAAAATTGTTTGATGTATTGTGGTAATTTTAATCCAAGAAAATCAAAAAATCCATTTTCATATTTTACTCAAATAATTTATTATGCATTTTTGCGTAAAATTCAAAAAGAAAAGAAACAAAATTATATAAAATATAAATTTTTAGAGTCTCAAGATACCAAAGGAGATTTTTCAGAGTTTTTAAAAATATTAGGTATTAATGAAGAAGAGAGTGAGATGTATAAGAGAATGTCTGAAGAGAAACAAGAAAAAAGTATAATAAAGAAAAAGAAAAAAAAGAAAAATGCTATTATTGAGGAAGATGAATGAGTAAGATTGCATTTATTACTGATACGCATTTTGGGGCTAGAAATGATTCTCCTTTATTTGTAGAATATTTTCTGTCCTTTTTAGAAGGACAATTTTTCCCCTATTTAAAAGCAAATAATATAAAAACAGTCATCCATCTTGGCGATCTTATGGATCGTAGAAAGTATGTAAATTTTTATGTTCTTTCTCAAGTAAAATCCAAATTTATGGATTATTTGAGAAAAAATAATATTGATTTTCATTGTATAGTTGGTAATCATGATACTTTTTTTAAAAATACAAATGATCTAAATTCAATCAATGAGTTATTTGGTGAAAATGGAATTTATATCTATGATAAGCCCGTGTGCAAAACAATTGAAGGATTTGATTTTGCTATTGTTCCTTGGATCAATAAAGAAAACGAAAAGGAATGTTTAGATTTTATAAAAACTGCAAGAGCATCCGTATGTTTAGGTCATTTTGAATTATATGGATATGAAATTATGCGAGGCATACCCCACGAAGATGGTATGGATCCAGATCTACTTGCGCGATATGAAATGGTTTTGAGCGGGCATTTTCACGTTAAACACAGTAAAGATAATGTTCATTATTTGGGAACACCATATCAAATAACATTTAATGATCTGGGTCAAAAAAAGGGATTCTATATCTTTGATACAGAAACCAGAAACTTAGAATTTATTGAAAATGAAAGAAAACTATTCTACACATTAACGTATAATGATGTGGATTTTGATATGTTAAGTTTAGATTTTGAACGATATAGAAATTGTTTTATTAGAGTTTATATTCAAAAGAAAAAGAGTCAAAAATTATTTGACCAATATTTAGAAAAATTAAATTCTGTAGAAGTTTCAGAACTTAATATCATTGATATGCCAACACAAACTACGGAGGAAAACGTTGACATTGATACAACAAAGGATACACTGACCATCATCAGCGATGAGATTGATCGTATGGAAGAAGTACCTAATAAAAATAAATTAAAAACTATTATTCATAATTTGTATTTGGAGAGCCTTTCCCAATGAATATTTTTGCAGTTCACAATAATCCTATAATTTCTGCAACACAACTTTGTGATAAGCATGTTGTAAAAATGATCGTAGAGAGTTGTCAGTTGCTCTCTACCGCACACAGAATTCTTGATGGATATCAGACTACTGTTCCAAATAAAAATGGAAAACCACGTAAAGTATACAAACTTAGAGATCCAGAAATGGAATCAAAATTGTGTAAATTTGTAATGCCAAACCATCCCTGTGCTATTTGGACTAGAGAATCTACTTCAAATTATATGTGGTTGGCAAAACATACTCTTGGTCTTTGTAGCGAATATACTACTCGGTATGGCAAAGTCCATTCTATGGAACCTCTAGCAATGCTACTACATGAGAGACTTCCAGAAAATATTCCTATTGATGTTCTTACTGAATTTGTTCAGGCCATGCCAACACAATATAAAATGCCAAATCCTATTCTAGGGTATCGTTATTATTATTGTTATGAAAAATCTAGATTTGCTACTTGGAAGAGTATAAAGCGACCAGATTGGTATGTAAATCTTTCAAATCTTAAAGAACATGTTAAAACTAGTTCAATTGATGTTGAGCTGAATGCTCCATCGTTTGTTAAAACAGATTTATAAATACTATTACTATGTACGATAAAAATATATTTAGACAATATCAAGAAATAAAAGAAGAAAATACTCAAATAATATTTGAAGAAACTGGTATTGTTTTAAATGTAAAATGTCCAGAATCTATTTATGAAGAAATATTAAATGTTTTTGATGAAGAATATTTAACATATTTAGAAACAAATTCTGGCATTATTCTTGAGCATAATTTAGACGAAATTGTTGAAATTTTGTCAGATTATGATATATTTTTTTCATTAACTGAAGCCGCTCCTGTTAGAAAGATGGTTGTAAGGGGAGGAAGAAGAAAGATTGTCTTTAGATGTCCTCCTGGACAGAAAAAAATAAAAAGAAGATGTGTCCGTAGACCTGCTGCAGAATTGGCAAGAGTTAAACGTGGGGCAAGAAAGGCAGCAAGAAAAGCAAAGGGGAAAAAATCAAGAGCAAATCGTCGCAGAAAAATTTCTTTAAAAAGAAGAATTGGTTTACCTAAAAAACACCACAAATAAATTATGTTGATATTAAAAAAGATACGCTGGAAAAATTTCCTTAGTACAGGAAATAGTTTTACTGAAATTATAATAAACAAACGTAAAAGCACACTCATAAGTGGTGCTAATGGATCAGGCAAAACTACTTTGCTTGATGCTTTAGTATTTGGTTTATTTGGAAAACCATATAGAAATATTAATATTCCACAATTAGTTAATAGTATCAATAAAAAAGACTGTGTAGTTGAGATTGAGTTTTCTATTGGTGGAATTGATTACAAGGTTATACGCACTCTTGCTCCAAAAACATTAGAAATTTATAAACAAGGTAAACTTATAGATCAAGATTCTAAAGCAAAGGATTATCAAAAGATGTTTGAAGAAAATATCTTAAAGATGACCTATAAAGCATTCTGTCAAGTAATTGTTCTTGGATCAACTAACTATGTTCCTTTCATGGCACTGACTGCATCTGAAAGGCGTGAAATTGTAGAAGCCCTTCTAGATATTGATGTGTTTTCTATGATGAATGTTCTTCTTAAGGGTAAGATCTCTGAAAATAAAGAAGAATTAAAAGATATTCAACATAAGTTAGATATTCTTAAAGAACGAGCAGATGCTCAAACAAACCATATCAAAGTTCTCAAAGAGAAGAGCAAGTCTTCTATTGATAAGTATCAAGAAGAAATAGAACAATCAAATATACAAAATATTGAATTAGAAAATGAAGTTTCAGATCTTATGGCACAGATAACATCTTTACTTGATAAACTAAAAGGTCAAGATGAATCTTTGTCTGAATATTCTATAAATGAAACTGCAATAAAAACAGATAAAATTGGCATGGGTAAGATTGATAAAGAAATACAATTTTACCATAATAACGATAAGTGCCCAAGTTGTTCCCAAATTATTTCTTCAGATTTAAAGAATGAAAAAATTCATGAATGCAATCTTAATAAATCTGAAATAGAAAAAGAAATAGAAAACAAAAGAAAAATAAACGAAGCTTTATCAAAGAAGATAGAACAATATTCTCAAATTGATTCTAAGATAGAGAAAATTCAAGATAAAGTGAAAGAAATTAAAGCACACATTTCTTCAAATAATCAGTATATAAAAAAGATAAATAAACAAATATCTGATCTTCAAACTGAATCAAATAGTATGGATTTAGAGAATGAGACTCTTCAGACTATAATTGAAGAGGGTAAAAAACATTCTGGTGATAAGAAAGAATTAGAAGAAAATTCTCAATATTATGCTATGGCTGCAATGATACTCAAAGACTCTGGTATTAAAAGCAAAATTATAAAATATTATTTACCAATTATGAACAAGATTATCAACCAATACCTTGATCATATGAGTTTCTTTGTTCATTTTGAATTAGATGAATCTTTTACAGAAACAATTAAGAGTAGGCATAGAGATGTGTTTACCTATGCAAGTTTTAGTGAAGGTGAAAAAAGAAAGATTGATTTGGCTCTTCTATTTGCATGGAGAGAAATAGCAAAATTAAAGAATTCTTTAAATTGTAATTTACTTATTTTTGATGAAGTGTTGGATGGTAGTCTAGATGATATTGCTACTGATTCTTTTTTAAGTATTATAAATTCTAAATTTTTTAAGAAAGATACCAATATATTTGTTATATCACATAAACCAAAGGATACTCTACAAGATAAATTTAAGGGACATTTAACCTTTGTGAAGAAAAATAACTTTAGTAGACTTGACATTCCGTAATCGTGCATATATATTGGTTGTATGGCTAAGAGAATCCAAAAAGGCGACAGCGTTGAATCTATTGTTATGGGTGATGAGCCTCTGTGGAATACTAATATTCCGCTGACGGATGAATATCTTTCTGGTTATATCATCAAGCATACTAATTGGTGTAATTACCATTGGGATCAGAGAGATTACCGAAAGGCAGTCATTGAATATTTAAAGAGTAAGAAGAATAAAAATCTCTTTAATAGTATTGGCAAAAAGAGTTCTGATAATTTTGCATTCCGTGAAATTGGCAATCTATGCCGAATGTTGACTTTGGGTTGTCCATTATCCGACAAACTGCTTTCCTTTATCAATAGCAAACTGAAGGAACTGAATTCTACAAACGATGTTATTGAAACAGAAACAGAACAAGTAGAAAAAGTAGACATTCAGCAGAGAATTAAGGATAAGACAAAAGATCTTATCGATATTATTGAAGAAAAGGTAGACCATTTTGTGGAATCTCTGTGCGAAGATCGGCCTTATTATTTTCAACCACTTTCTTGGTTGGTTAATATTGGTGTAAAGCCTGTACACACACAAGAAATTATTAAACTCTTTACTCCCCGTAAAGAGGAATTGGAGAAGGCTTTAAACGGCGATAAGGAGCTCATGGAAGGATACTCCTTCTTGGGAAGGGCCAAGACTCGCAAGTATTTGGAATTCAATACAGACATTCTAGCGGCCTGCAATACGATTGCAGAAAATAAGCGCAAACCCAGAAAGAAGAAGAAAGTTTCTCCAGAAAAACTTGTTTCTAAACTAAAGTATATGGTAGAAGACCCATCTACTAAAATTAAGTCAATTGATCCTAGAAAGATCATTTTTGCAAATATTTTATTAACTTATAACACAAAAACTAGGAAAGCTTGTTTTTTTAGTTCAAAATCGGGGTTGAGTATTAAGGGTAGTTCAATTATTGGTTTTGATGAAGCAGAATCTTCTTTAAAGTCCTTAAAGAAGGAAAGTTATATTTTTGACTTGACAAAACAAAATAAAGACGTATCATCTGTCTATAAATCTATAAAATCTAAGGAGAAGCCTGTAAAAAATAGACTAAATACTGATGTGCTATTGTTGCAGGCAATTAAATTATGATCCTAATTGATAATTCACAATTGTTTTTTTCTTCATATTTTTCGCATGGTCATGCAACCGGAGAAGTAAATGACAATCTTGTGCGACACACTCTACTCTCTCAATACGCCAGAATTAACGATAAATATCGTTCTAAGTTTGGTGATATTGTTATTTGCAATGATGCTGATAATTATTGGAGAAAAGAGATATATCCGGGATATAAACAACAAAGAAAAGAACAAAAAGAAAAAAACACAGATGTAGATTGGAAGCATCTATATGAAACCTTTGATCGTATAAGAGAAGAAATTAAAAACAATCTTCCATATAAATCGATTAGAGTTGCTAGATGTGAAGCAGATGATACCATGTATGTTCTGTGTAAGCATTATTCTCATAAAGAAAAAATGCTTATTGTATCATCTGATAAAGATATGATTCAACTTATGAAATTTAAAAATGTTTCTATCTATTCTCCAAAAACAGATAGCATCATTAAAGCAATTGGAAATTTAGATCATTTGCTATTTACCCATATACTCAGGGGTGATATTTCAGATAATATTCCAAATGTATTAACAGATACTGATGTTTTCCTTTCTAAAAAAGAAAGGCAAAAGCCAATGACAGCAAAACGTATTGTGGAATTTACCGAGAATTCTTCGTTGATTAATGAAAAAAATTTGAATAGAAATAGAAATTTAATTGATTTATCTTATATTCCAGAAGAATATGAAAACAATATTCTTAAAAAATTTAAAGAAACAATTCCAGCAAGTAGGCAAAATATTTTTGACTATTTGGTTTCTAATAAAATGAAACTGCTCTTAGAGAGCGTAGAAAGTTTTTAACATGAAATATATTACAAGATTGTATTCAGAAGTTTTAAATGAAATTAGACAAACTAAAACAGAAGAGCAAAAAATTGAACTTCTTAGAGAAAACAAGACAGAAGGATTGATTAAAATATTTCAATTGGGATTTGGTAAATTAAATACACCATATAGAAATGGTGTACCCGCATATAAGCCAGATGATTCCCCATATGGATTTTCTTATACAACTTTGCAAAAAGAATTGCATAGATTACCATATTTTTATGAAACTAAATTACTAATTCAAAACGAAAGACTAAGAAATCAAAAATTAAAAAATATGCTAGAAATGCTTCATTTTTCTGAAGCATCTTTATTGGAAAATATTTTAACACAAAAAATGGATATTTATATTGATAAAAACATTGTTTTGAAAGCATTTCCAGAATTAGAAAAGGATATTCTATGACAGAAGATGAATTACAATCTATAAAAAATGAGTTGCTTTCTTTGGATCTTACGGTTTTAAAGAGAGCTGTTTTGGTTGCACGTTCGATGAAACCACCTACAACCACACCGATTCCGGAACAACAATCTTTGCTAGAAAAAGCAGGATCAATGACTAAATCTTATATCTCTAGAGGATTAAATAACAAGAAGGCCGCAGATTCTGTTAAGTCACTTAGAGTTTTAAGTTGTCACGGCGGAGAAGCATTAGAGGCATGTCCACACAGAAAGAACAGTGAAAAGTTTTCAAATTCATTTTTCTGTGGAGCATGTGGTTGTGGCGATAAACAAAACACTCAACTCATAAATATTACAAATGAAAAGGGAGAAGAGCAGTATTCAAAACTAGATTTTCCAAAGGTATATTGTCCACTACATATGCCAGGATTTTCTAATTACGTTTCGACACCAGAAACATCGGAAGAAAATTCTCGTAAGATTATTATTGAAACTTCCTATAATGTGCAGTATATTATAGACAATTCAAATTTAGATAATGGAAAGGTAAAAACAAATGAAGACGACCACAACAATGAAACTAAGTAAGAGAACTCTTGATATTTTAAAGAACTTTTCAACAATCAATCAAAATCTATACATTGAGCCGGGAAATAGATTATACACAATCAACACTCAATTAAATGTTGTTGCCGAAGCATTTGTTGAGGAAAATTTTGATTCAACAATTTGTATTTATGAATTGACTAAATTCCTTGGTGTTGTTTCTTTATTCGATTCTCCAGAATTTGAATTTGATGAAAAGTCCACAACAATTCATGGAAATAATAATTCACAAGTAAAGTTTTATTTTTGTGAATCAAAAGTCATTGAAAAGTTTATGAAGAACTATGGCAAACTGCCAAAGCAAAATAAAAATATGTACTCTTTTAACATTACTCAAAAGCAAATTGATGAACTTATTCGTGCTGCAAGTGTTCTTCAAATTAAATCTATTTGTGTTTCTAAATGTGAAGATGGTGGTGTAAATGTTAGTGTTATTGACCGCGAAAATACAACTGCCAATTCTTATACAGTAAATATTCCAGATGCTATTGTTGATGAAGATGCAGAAGATATTTTTATTCAAATTAGCCTTCTCACAATTATGTCTGGTAGTTACCATGTAAATATTGATAACGGTAATACAACCAAATGGACAAATAAAGATATTGATCTAAAGTATTATATCGCAAAAGACATTAACAAGGATTGATTATGAAATTTAAAGAATCATTTCTTTGGGTAGAAAAATATCGACCCCAAAGAATTGAAGATTGTATTCTTCCTGATGCATTGCAAAACATGTTTCAAGAAATGGTAAATTCTGGTGAACTCCAGAATTTGCTATTATCTGGTGGGCCTGGATGTGGTAAAACTACTGTTGCAAAGGCATTGTGTGAAGAACTTGGAATGGATTGGATGATTATCAATTGCTCTGAAGATGGTAATATTGACACTCTTCGCACAAAGATACGTGATTTTGCAAGTACGGTCTCACTAACAGGAAATAAAAAGGCAGTTATTTTAGATGAGTTTGATTATTCAAATCCATCAAGCATGCAACCTGCTCTTAGAGGATTTATTGAAGAATTTGCTAATAATTGCAGATTTGTTATGACCTGTAACTTTAAAAATCGAATCATTGATCCATTAAAATCTAGATGTACAAATGTAGATTTTAAATTTTCTAAAGAAGATAAATCAAAAATAAATGGTAAGTTCTTAAACAGATTACAATTTATTCTTGGTAATGAAAAAATTAATTATGATGATAAGATTTTAGCAAAACTTATCATGAAACATGGATCAGATTTCCGCAGAATTATAAATGAACTTCAACGGTATTCTGTATCTGGTATGATTGATTCTGGTGTTCTTCTTGAAGTTAATGATGTAAATATTCAAAAACTTTTTGAGAGCATGAAGAATAAAAATTTTACAGAAATTCGTAAATGGGTTTTTGATAATATTGATAATGATACCACAAACATTTTTCGAAGAATTTATGATTCTGCTATTCAATATTTTTCTGCAACAAGTGTTCCACAAGCAATTCTAATCATAGCAGATTATCAATATAAGGCATCATTTGCTGCAGATCAAGAGATAAATATGACAGCATGCCTGATTCAATTGATGGTTGAGTGTGAGTTTAAATGAAAACTAAACGAACAAATAATTTATTTTTTATATTAGATAATATAACAAATGGAAAAATTAATTTATTAGAAGATGGTATGGAAGAATCTTTGTATTCGGCTTTTATGATAAACAAATGCCTATCATATTATTCGGATACGGTGATGCATGCTAATGAAATGAATACCCGATATATGACACCAAAGCGGTATCAGTACGAATATTTACACAGAAGTATTCGAAAACGTAAACGATTTAGTAAAATGCATAAAAAACTTGATAATAATAATATTAAAATTATTATGGAGTTTTATGATATTTCTGCATCAAAGGCTCAAGAATACTTAAAAATACTATCGGCTTCTCAGTTAAAGGAAATGGCTTCTAAACTAAATAAAGGGGGTCTAGACTGATATTTTTATAAATATAAATGATAAAAATACATTTATATGGAAAAAATATTATGGAACAGAATAATTTGTTGGTTGAGTCATTATTAGAAGTAACTTTACAAAAAGAAGATGATTTCTTAAAAATAAAAGAAACACTTACCCGTATAGGTGTATCATCTAAAAAAGAAAAAAAACTTTACCAATCTTGTCATATTTTACATAAGAAGGGTAAATATTACATAGTTCATTTTAAAGAGCTATTTTTACTTGATGGTCTAGAATCTGATATTAGTGAAACTGATATTGGTCGTAGAAATACAGTAGCAAAATTATTAGAAGAGTGGGGGCTACTTTCAGTAGTAGATAAAGAAAAAATGAATGCTATTATTACACCATTAAATCAGATCAAGATTCTTCCTCATAAGGAAAAGAATGAATGGCAATTGGTACCTAAGTACCACATAGGAAAGAAATTTTAATGACTGGCATTTACGACATAACAACAGAGGCCAATTCTGATTTTAAGTTGGAGATGCAGTATACCAACTATAATGATGTTGCTATTAATTTAACTAATAAAAAATTAGTATTTTCCGTCAAAAGAACATATTTAAATATTCAAGATGATGTTTTTAGTATTCATAGTGATGTGAATGATCAGGTTGAAGGTACTTTAGAATACCCTAATTCGGATAATAGCTATGGTAGCATAGAAATTATCGCAATTTCTGGGGAAATTGTTATAAATATTAATAAAGAAGTTATGCAATTATTGGAGCCGGGACAATATTTTTATGCACTTCGTTTGATTAGTAGCAATTTTTCAGAAAATATCTTAAAGGGCAAATTTGAAGTACAGGCATTCTGAATGAAGAATAAATTAAAAATAAAATATCTTAAAGATAATATTGTAGTTGTTTTGAGAGATTTACCTAAAAAAATAAAGGTAAAAAAATCAAAACAATATACCGTTATTGTATTAACAAACTAATATGGCAACAATAGGAAGAAATTCTGGAATAACATATTTTGGCAACAACGCTGCTGCCAGAAATATTTCTGTTGGAGCAAGAGGTCCCAAGGGAGATAAGGGAGATACTGGCGTTGGAGTTTCTTCTGCAAATGTCGATACAAATGGTGAATTACTTTTAGGATTGACAAATAATACAATTTTAAATGCAGGTTCAATAGTTGCTCCATCAGAAGTCTGGTCAAAAGATGATGTTATACCCACTGGCATTGGTGGTATAAGTGCAGGAACAGTTGGTCAAACTCTTGATGGATTGACTCCAATACAAATATTAGAAAAATTATTATATCCATACCAAACTCTTTCTTTTGCATCTTTTAGCATGGGATTACCAATTTCTTCCACAGTGGAAGTTGGTACAACCTGTGCCGCAGGAAGTTATTCTGCATCTTGGTCATTGAATAATTACTCTAATTTAACTGCAAATAGTATATCAATTTTACAAAATTCAACAACTTTAGCAAGTGGATTGAACACAAGCCCAACATCAATAACACATTCGCAATACCAATATAATACCCCAACTCAATTAACATTTACAATATCTGCTGGGCAAAAAGAAGGTTCAAACGTAACTTCTACTTCATCATATTCTTGGAAGAAAAAAATATGGTATGGAAAATCAAATTTAACTTTCTTGTCAGCATATTCTGATTTTTCTAGTTTTTCTTCTATTTTTACACAAGGTCTTACGAGCATTAGTTCTGCAAACTATACCTTTAGTGCAACAACTGGGGATGATCAATATTTGTATATAATTATTCCAGATACTGGTTCTTATGGCACCTTTACTGAAAGTGGATTTGATTATCCATTTGAAAACGCCCAAACCATAACATTTACAAATAGTTTAGGTGTTTCTTTAACATATAAATATTACAGATCTACAAATGCAACAGAATCATCAGTAACAGTATATGCTGGAGTTTAATTATGGCAAAAATACCAGGAACGGTAGGATTGGGTGGAAAAATTGCCCCAAAAGACGAAAATGACAAATATGCAGTAACTGACCCAAAATATGGCCTTGGTGGTCTAAGAACTGTAGCAAATTTAACTGAACGAAATAGCATACCTTATCCCAGAAGAGAGGTTGGAATGCTTGTTTATGTGACTTCTGAATCTGGATATTTTAAAATGTTGAGTGTTGGGGTAGATGGGTCGAATACTGATTCTTCAAATTGGGAATTATTAAATACTGGAACCGTTGGGGACATAGATGCTGGAACTTATTAAATTATAAATATAGGAAAGATTATAAACTATTCATAGGGGAAATGTAAAATGGCAACACCAAAAATTAGAATAAAAAGAGGTATAACAGCACCAACATCGACAAATTTGCCATCTTCTGGCGAATTAGCAATTGATACAACTGCTAAGAGATTTTATATTCAAGCAGATCCTGCTGGCACAACTGCTCCTTTATGGATGGGTGCAGAAATTGAAAATAGTGTTACTAATTGGAATACCACAACTAAACTTGCAACACAAAGTGCAATTGACACTAGATTTATGCCCAAAACTGGTGGTACATTTACTGGTTCTATAAGTGGAACATCATTAGTTATGAGTAGTACAATTTCATGCACTTCTTTAACCAGTACACTTGGATCTTTAGTTTTAACAGAAACAGGTGGTGGTGGTAATACAATTACAATTCAATCCCCAAGTGATGTCGCGGCCAATGTAACATATACTTTACCCGATGTTCCTAGTGCAAATGGCAAAATTTTAAGTTCAACTACTAGTGGTACCTTATCTTGGGTTTCTGCTGCTAATGGTATAACAATTACAGAAGCAACAACTCCATCATCAGGAACAAAACTTTACAGTTTATTATTAACTGATACACAAGGGAGTAATATAACTGAGATATATGCAGACGGTTCTCCGGGACTTTTGCCAACTAATGGCCCTCTTCAATACAATAAAACTACAGGAGCACTTATAGTCAATGGTAATATAGTTGTAAATGGTCCAGCCGCATCAGTAACTCTGACACCAACTAGAGGAAATGCAACAACAAATTTGATATCAGATGGTGACACCACATTTACATTTGCTGGAACAGTAGATTTGAGTAGTTTTGTTATTGGTATGGAATTTGGAATAAATGATTCATATAATGCACCTTCTGGTATTACAGTAACCATAAACAATGGTACATTAATTACAGCTGTTAATAATACTAGTAAAACTATTACAATTAGTTCGGGCATTCTTGTAAAAACTACATCAGGTAATACTTCAACAACATTAGCAGTATTATCAAATCAAGCAGATTCCTTATTTTCAGTTGCAACTGGAATTATTGATATAGGACCAAATAGTGTAGGAAATACAACTGGTAATTTATATAATACAAATGTACCAACTATTAATATTGGTAGAACAGATGCTAGCACAATCAATATAGGTAAAGCTGATTCAACTGTAAATATCGGTACAACAGGAGGAAATTCTACTTTAACGATTAATGGTAGTAGTACTGCAACATTAACAACAAACGCTGCAACATTTAATCTTGCAAATACAAATGCAACAGCAGTAAATATTGGTGGTGCTGCAGCTACATTGACACTAGGTGGTGCAGCATCAGCTACAACAAATATCAATGTTAATCCGAGTGCAACAACAACAAATATTGCAACAGGTGCCAATGCTTCAGGCACTAAAACAATTAACATTGGTACAGGCGCTAGCGGTGGTACTTCTACAATAACAATAGGCACAGCTAGCGGTGGTTCAAATAGCATAACAATAAATGGTCTGATTACAAATACAGCGGGCAACAATCCAACTGCCAATACATTAGTAACTAAAACTTACGTCGATGGTGTTGCAGCAGCCGGATTAACTAGTAAAACTGCAGTTAGAGTTGCAACAACAACATCCGGAACATTATCAAGTAGTTTTGAAAATGGAGATACTATTGATGGTGTAACTTTAGCAACTAATGATAGAATTTTAATTAAAGATCAAGCTACTGCTACAGAAAATGGTATTTATGTAGTTAAGGCATCTGGTGCTCCAGATCGTGCAACTGATGCAAATGAGGCATCAGAACTCACAAAGGGTACATATGTATTTGTTACCGCCGGAACTTCTAATGCTGGTAAAGGATTTATTTTAAGAACAGGTGTAGTTACATTAGGAACAGATGCTTTGAATTGGGATCAATTTACAAGTAGCACACTTTTTACATTTAGTGATGGATTGACAAATACTTCAGGAACAATAACAGTAAATCCTGCAAGCAATGGTGGGTTAACTGTAGGTAGTGGTGGAGTTTCAATATCATCATCATTTGCTGGAAAAGGATTAAGTTTAAATAGTGGTGTATTGACTGTTGATGGTCATACTACTGTAAAAGTGGCTACAACAACATCCGGAACATTATCAACTAGTTTTAGAAATGCAGAGTCTATTGATGGTGTAACTTTAGCAACTAATGATAGAATTTTAATTAAAAATCAAAGTAATCCTTCAGAAAATGGTATTTATTTTGTAAATGCATCTGGATCCCCAACCAGAGCAACTGATGCAGATACTTCTGCAGAATTATTAAGCCTAAGAAGAATATATGTTACAAGTGGATCAGCAAACACTGGAAAAGTGTTTAAATTAACTAATACTGCAGCAATAACTGTCGGAACAACACAAATTAATTATGTTGAAGATTCTGCAACTGGTGGTTCTTCTTATACACCTGAACAATATTTTGTAATAGGTGCTGGATTAGATAGAACATCTACTGCAGCAGCAAAAAGTTATACTTTAAACGGAACATGGACACAAAATACCGCTCTTGCTGCTAATGGCACATTTACTATAACTTTTGGAAGTACTGGTAATGTAATTTTGGATTCAATTTATCCCGGAATGGCAATAACAAAATTAGGTACAACATTCACCAGCAATTTAATAATAGATTCAATAAGTAGAAATGCAAGTCCAAGAACAATTACTGTCAGAAATATAGGAACAGCTGCATCAGTAAGTATAACTGCCGCCTCAACAAATACAGATTTTATTGTAAACGGAGACACCTCAACGGGAAGTGATTCTTATGACACATCAAACCATAAAGGTATTTTAGTATACAAAAATAAAGATTATAGTACATGGAGCGTTTTAGGATATAATAAATCTTCTGATCATTGGAGTATATTTAATCAAGGAAGCAACACAGAATATCCAATAGTTACTAGAAATGGTGTTGAGACTTTAACAAATAAAACCTTATCCAGTGCAGGATTAACATACACTGCTTATAATAGTTCAACTTATATCAATGATGCTTCATTACCAGCGGCAGTCTCTGGCGCAGTGCAAAATGCATATATGTGGGATCCATTTGTTAGAACTACCTATTCAGCTAGTGGTGATAGAGCTCCTGGATATATATGGTCTAAAGATCATGATTTAGGTTATGTTCAAAAATGGATGTCAACAGATCCTGTTGCGTATGCTGCAAATGCCCAAACAGTACCATCATCAGGAACAAATGATGACGTAATTACATTAAATTCTCCAAATAATAATGAATTAAGAACAGGCCATGCCGTAAGAGCATTTGGTGCAGGCACAGGAATTACAAATGGTATTACAAATGGTAGTTTATATTATATAATTAAAGTTGGTCCATCTTCAATAAAAATAGCATCAAGTTATGCAGACGCTATTGCAGGAATTGCTATTAATGTTAGTGGAAATGCAATAGACACCGGATCAAATTATTTAAGATTTTATACTTATATTAATACAACAAAACTAGGCAGTGATGATGTTGTTGGTGGTGGTGCATATATTAAATTAGCAAATACAGAATTTTTTGGTAAATATGATACTGTATTTGGTGATTCTTATGCTCTAACTGAAACCACAACAACAAATATAGGAAACACTGGCGATTCAATTGGTTCAACTTATTCTTATCTAATAACATCTATCAATGATGGAGTATCGACAGCACCAGATAACGAAGCGTTAAATGTAGATTTAGGTCCAGTTTCCAGTATAGCATTAGATGGTTCATCCACTGCAACAATAACATTTTCAACTGCACCAAGTGTAACAACAAATGGAAAGTTAACAGCAAATAGAAGTTATGTAATGTTGTGTGCAGTTAATACTGGAAATTCCACTGTAAATACATTAATGAATTTTTATCATAAAGTTACAGCATATACTGCTGGATCAACCTCTGTCACTGTTGAATTAAGAAGAGCCGCCACAGGTTTAACTGGAAACTATACAGCAAACGTTGGTTTTGGTGTAAAAAATTACGAAGTAAAAATTATTATGGCGGCGGGTGCTCCTACCTATAGCGTTGGAGATTCTATTGTTTTTAGTAGTTCAGCTTCTTCCACATCTGATCCTTCACGTGTCGTAATTGGTGATTATGCTGGAACACATGGATCAACTCGCACGGATAGTAGTTCTTGGACAACTAGTAATGCTTCTACAACAACTGCCAGAGTAACAACAGTATTTACTACAGCAAATTCAAAAGTATTTTCTTTTAGATGCCCATATCCACTTACCACTACTAGCGGCGGTACATTATTAAATACAGTACCAATATTTGGTGCTGCTTCTATATCCGCTAATCTTAGGTTATCGTTGATTACTGCACAAGAAGCGTTAACTTCTTATACAGGAAGAAGAGTTCTTCTCAATACTCTAATTGATTGTGGTTCTTATTGATCTGAGATATATATAATATAAAGGAGATTTATTATGAGTGAAACAAAAAACTATAATGAGACAGTAATTATACCATTCTTACAAAGAAAAGTACAAGAATTAACAAATCAAAATTTAGTTCTTGAAGCAAATCTTTTAATAGAAAGGCAGAAAGCAGCAGATGTTCAACAAGAATTAACTAATTTACAAAACGAATTAGTTGAATCTGGTTTAGCAGAAGAAGAGCCATCAACTATTCCAAAGAAGAAAAGAAAAGTAAAAGCGGAGCCAGAAGTATTAGACGCTAGCACATATTGAAAGGTGTAATTTTTTGTTATGGCTACGCCTGTACTGAAAATAAAAAGAAAACAATCAGGAACTGGTGCCCCCAGTTCATTGCAACCTGGAGAATTAGCGGCTGATATAACTTCTCAAATTCTTTATATTGGAAATTCATTAGGGACTCCTATTGCAATAGGAACAGGATCTGTTGCTTCTGGGGGAGTTTCTAGTGTAGCTCTAAGTACTCCAGATATTTTTTCTGTTTCTGGTTCACCAATATCATCTGGGCAATCTGGAACACTAAGTTTTTCTTTAGCAAATCAAAGCCAAAATACATTTTTTGCTGGCCCAATTAATTCAACTGGAACGCCTTCTTTTCGAAAAATTCATCCAGACGATTTTACCACTGGTGGTACTAATGGTAAATATTTAACTTCGGATGGAGCAAACTTTTTTTGGTCCACTCCTCCAGGAGGATCTGGTGGTTCTCCGGCAGGAAGTAATGGACAAATACAAATTGCAGCATCTTCTGGATTTTCTTCATTAAATAATTTTCAAATTTTAAATAATTCTTCAGTATTTTCTACACCAAATACAGCAAATTTAATTACAAATTCTGCAGTACAAAATACAACCTACAGTAGAATTAAATTTTCATTTAATAATATTATTTCTAATAATGATATTGTTAATATTAAATTTGACGGAACATCAAGTGCAAATTATGTTGTAAGAAATATAACAAACGGTTCATTTAAATTATATGCATTACCCACAGGTTCTGGTGGAACAATAAATACCACTGCTAATATATTCAGTAGTCCTATAACATCAAAATCTAAAGTAGAAATAATACCATATACAAATTCATCTTCTCCTATATTTGTACAAGGAACTTTAAAAACTTCATCAACAGCATCTACAATCACATTATCGTCATCACCATCTTCACTAGGGTTAACAGTTGGAATGAGAGTTACTAGTGGTATTGCACCAATAAAAATAAGAGGAATAATTTTAACTACAACAGCATCTAGTTCATTTACAACAGCAGATAGTCTTTTGTCTGGTTATCTTGATTGTTTTGTTGATACGGATAATACTAGTATTTCTACATTAGGAACAACACCAACAAATGATACAAAATCAATTTCTGGTCTTTTAGCAAATAACACATATATTAGTGCAGTAAATACATCAACTAAAACTATTACATTAAGTACTAATATTTTAGGAACATTTGTTAATACAGACGGTAATCCAGATAAAATAAACGATACAAAAGCAGTAGTTAATATTGTGTTTTATCCTAAAGGGTGTATGCGTCCTGATACATTTATTACCCATATAGACGAAACAAATAAAGTAATAACTTTAAACCAAAAACAACATAATACAACAGATACTAGTGGTAATGCTTTTACTTTTTATTTTAGCAATTCAGAAAAACAAATTTTTTCATTTGGTACTCCGCTGTTAAATTCTACTGCAGATTTAATTTCTAATGAAAGTATTTCTTTAATAAAGCAATTAAATGATGGTGGTAGAAATTTAGAACAAAAAATATTATTTAAATCTCCAGAAAATTATAGTATAAGTATATCTAATACATTAGCAAATAACACCACTTCATTAACATTATCAATAAAACAAAATTTAGCAGAAATTAATGTTGGAGATATTGTGTTGTATGCTACAACTAGTGATGGTTCTTCGGTTTATGTTCCGGGTACTTTATGTTATGTATCAGCAATAAATTATAATACGGGTGTGTTAACTCTTAATACTGGAATATCAAGTATTCCTTCAGGTATTTCAAATTCTTTATTAACATTAAGATCCAGCAGAACAATAAAAAGTGTAATAGAACACAGAAGTTATCCATATTCTCAATATATGGCAAGTAAAAGATACAATTCTACTAATTCTATAAAAGAAGCAGTTGACTTTGGGTATTCTCAAGGAAAATTGTCATATGGAGCAAATTCTTTTGAACAATATTTATTTGATGTTTCTCAAAATTCTAGTACAAATAATTTAGGTTCAATAAATGACATGGGATTATATATATGCAGTGATACATCAATAAAAATTGGATTATCTACAATAAGTAGAGGTGCAAATTCTGAAGGTTCTTTTATAAAAGAACCAATAGACTCTGTTCTTTCGCATATTTCAATTGAACCTACAGTTTATAATAATGATGAGACTATAAATGGCATTTTTTTTAAAAATGTTCCTGTTATTACTTCAACTAATGTTTATGCTAATTCTAATTATATTTACGTTTTAGGGTGTAGATCAGACACACCAAGAATGAATGATGGGTTTAATTATTCAGTTTGGTATAGATTGGCAACAACTGCAGTTTCAACATTAGTGGCAGGAAATGGTACAAATAAAGATGAAATTGTAAATGAAATTACTGGTGAATCAGAAATAGTTTTTTCACTTTCTGATGAAGTTCCAGTCAATACATCTCTAACAGTACCTTTATTAAAAAGCCCAGAAACAACAGATCTCAGCATAACAACCACTTCTTCTAATTCAAATATTAATATTACAATTCCAGAAAGCAACACAGATGTTGCTCTTTCATCTGGTAGCATTTATATTACTTCAGGATTAGACGCAGGCGATGTATATGTGCAATCTGCAGAAGATATTTATTTAACTTCTCAAACAACAAGGGTTTCTGGTAATTTAATTGTTGATGGTTATATCCAAGTTGCAAATGGAATAATTGGAGATGCCACCGATGGAGAAGAAGAACTTTCTGGTCTATATTTGGATGGAGGTTCTTTCTGAACACATATATACTCTAGAAGTGTGCAGCAAAGAAATATAAAAAATGTCAACAATAAAAATAAAAAGATCACAAACAGCAGCAGCGCAACCAGCATCACTTGCTTACGGTGAACTTGCTATTAATATTACAGATAAAAAAATATTTATTGGTAACAGTTCCGGTGCGACTACTCTTTTAATTGATGGAAATGCAATAGGTGGTTCAACATCAACCGAAACAATTCAAGACGCTGCTGCTTCTCTGTTCACTACAGGAACACATACAGGAATTTCTATATCTTATCCAGATACAAACAATGCAATTAATTTAACAAATACTGGTGTTCTTTCGTTTAACACAAGAACTGGTGCAGTATCTTTAACTTCATCTGATGTCACAACTGCTCTTGGATTTACTCCAGTTAACTTTCTTGGCTATGACTACGAGATTCATGTTAGTCAAGTAGATGGGAATGATACTACTGGTAACGGTGATTTACTTACTCCTGTTGCTTCTATTACTAAGGCACTGACTTTAGTAGGTTCACAGCGTAAAACCATCATTGTTCACCCAGGAACTTACACTGAAAGCCCTTCAATAACTGTTCAGTACACGACCATAACTGGTCCTGGTCTTATTGGTGGAAACATCGTAATTTCTGGAACTGTAAGCACAAACACAGGTTGCACTATTTCAGGTATAAAGATGACCAACCTGACTGTGACTACACCTAGCGGTGCAGGAAATGTAAACATCCTTAACTGTGAAGTTTCTGGAACTTTCACAAAAAGCAGTAATGCTGACTACACCGTTCTTCGTTTGTGTGACCTCACCTCTGCAAGTATTACTGGAGCAGGTTTAGTAGCTATCTTCGGTGGTAATCCAAACTTTATAACAGTTAATAATGCTAGTGCAAATGTAATCGTTAAAAGTGCGGTTACTGTTTCACCAGTTCTAACTGCTGGAGCACTAAGTATTGTAGATTGCGTTGTGGGTGCTGCAGTAACCAACGCTGTTACATCGGCTGCCTCAAGTGTGATTACCTTAGCCAATAGCCAGTTTTTAACATCAAACCTAGGTGGTGTTGCCCCAGTTGTTTTGAACGGCTTTTACTCAATACTCAACTGTGTATACGATAAGCCAAACTCGACTCTAGTGGCTACATCAGGAACTGGTGGAACTACTAACTCTATTGATTACTTCCAATACATCAACGCCGATAAGTTTATTACTCAAGGTGGAACTTCTGCTCAGTTTGTGAAGGGTGACGGTTCTCTTGACTCCATAAATGCACTCACAATAGGAACTGGTTTATCTGGAAGTTCTTATAATGGATCCACTGGTGTTACCATTGCTATAGATTCTACTGTAGCAACCTTAACTGGAAATCAAACATTAACTAACAAGACATTAACCAGTCCAACAATAAACAGTCCAACAATAAGTAATCTTTATCTATCTGATGGACTTATTCTTGTTGAAGGTACAACAAACGATTCAAATGAAATGTCTCTTGTTGTTGGAACATTAACTGCTGATAGAACAATTACATTCCCAAATGCAACTGGTACAGTAATCACAACTGGCAATTTAACTTCTATTACATCGACAGGTACTATTGCGTCTGGTACATGGAACGGAACAGCAATTGGAACAGTTTATGGTGGTACTGGATTAACTTCATATACTCTTGGTGATCTAATTTATAGTTCTGCGTCAAATACATTATCTAAGTTATCCGGAAATACTACAAGTACAAAGAAGTTTTTAGCACAAACTGGTACTGGTACTGTTTCGGCAGCACCATCTTGGACTACATTGACCAGCACTGATGTTGGTCTTGGAAATGTAGAAAACACAGCGTTATCTACTTGGGCAGGATCCTCAAATATTACTACTGTTGGTAATTTGGTAGGATTAACTTTAAATACTGGGTTTATTACTATAAACACAGGTGAAACAGAAACACTTTATATTAATAATACTGGAAATACTACAACATACATAGGAGATGTAGATGGTTCTGGAAACGGAACATATATTGTTATTGACGATGCTCTTGGAACTATTACACTAAATTCAGTAGGTGGAATAGACAATAGTGGTGCTGCTTTTAACTCTAGTGTAACAGGACCATCGTTCACAGATACCTATTCAGTAATTCGAACATATCGAACTACCACATCGTCTACTACAGACAGTCAAACTATTGCTACGGTTAGTGGTGTTTATTCAGTCGCAGATGGTATGAATTATTCCGCATTTGAAGTCACCGTGTCAGCATGGGATACGGTAGCATTAAAGGGAGAAATGCTCAAGATGTTGGTGATGCAGGACGGAAGCAATACTGTAAACACGCAATATGGATACATTCGTACAGGAGCAACTAGCATTGTGTCTTCGTATACTACAGGCTTAACAGGTGTATCAAATAAAAGTTTGCAAATTAAAGCAACACCACTTTCCGCAAACTCTACAAATTTCACAGTAACAGTTCGTTATCATATAGGAGTATAACTGAGAATATAACATGGCAGATACTATATTACCATTCAATGCAATTTCCGGATTAGAATCTACTGATTCTTCTGGTTTAATATCCAAATTACAAGTTTTTAGACCAATGACAGGTGGAACAGGAAATAATTTAAAATATTTACATTGTGATTACTGTACCGCAGGAACCGTTTCTGCTTCTGCTGCAACAAATACTCTTGTATATTACCTACCATTTACTATTGGTGGATCTGGAAATACTTCAGTAAAGGCAGCAGTTCAAAGTGCTGCTTCCAGTCCCGGAGCAAGTCCGGGAACAATAACAGCAAAAATATATGGTGCATCATCAACAACAGGAAATCCATCTGGAAGTTCTCTTTATGATTTAGGAACAATAACACTAACAAATACAACAAGTGCTGCCTTTATTGGTGATACAACAGTTTCATTACCTCCCGGACACTATTGGATTGGGTATAAATTTAGTGCTACACCAATATTAAGAAGACTACAAATAGAACAAGGTGCTTCATACAGAACTGTTGGTGGAGAAGTTCAATCTGGAACAAATTATATTTTTTCGTATTTTAGTGAAACTGTATCATCTGGTTCCACTGCACCTTCCACAGTTGGAACAGTATCAGAAACTAATAGTACATCTTTAAACACAGTAGTTCCAGCTATATATTTACAGGTACAATAATATGAAAATAGTAAAAACTAATTCTGATGGTTCGACCACTCTAACAGATTTAAGAGTTTTTTCTTTAGTTAAACAAAACCAATTAAACGCAGTTAAATCTCGGGCAATGGAATTAATACTAGAAGGTGCTCCTGAATATAAACAACGAAACGCTGCTTTAGGTTTATTATCTGATGCGGAAGCAAATGCAATCCGAGCACATATTCAAAGTATTCGCACAATTTCCAACCAAAAAGAAGTTCAAATAGAAGCAATTACATGGAATGGTGATCCCGCAACCCGTGCTGCTGCTTGTGATGCAATAGAACAAATTTATTGGGATTAAATTTGACATTTTTGTTTGTGAGGTTATACTTTTATCATGTTAAAAATCTACAAGTTATACCCTGAAGTAAAGACACCAAAGAAAGCAACTGCACAGGCTGCGTGTTTCGATTTACATGCTTATCTTGGTCAACCTCTCTATGAAGTAAAAGGTTATTGTGCAAATAATAGAGAGTGTGTAGCAAGAATTACAGAATCAAAAGAAGAAAATCGTTATATTGCTATTGATCCCGGTCAAAGACTTTTAGTTCCGACTGGGATTATTTTTAATATTCCTTCTGGTTATTCTGTGCGTATTCATGCGAGATCTGGTCTATCACTAAAGCAAGGTCTTGTTATGGCAAATGCACAAGGCATTATTGATTCTGATTATGTAGAAGAATCTAGAATTATGTTGCACAATATCTCAAATGATAAATTATATATTTACAACGGAGATCGTATAGCACAAGCAGAAATGATTCGTTGTGAATTGTATGATATTGCAGAAACAGCAGAAAGACCAGCACAAAAAACAGACAGAAGCGGTGGGTTTGGTTCCACAGGAGTTAGTATTTGAAATTTTATATGTCATATTGGTCTGGAGGATATTATAAAAATATCAACCAATATCTCATAGATTTTCATAAACTTTCTGTATTTTTAATAAAAAAATATTATGGTGAGTGTCATTTAATAACTGATACTTATAGTAAAGATTTTTTTAAAGATGTCCAATTTACTTCTATTAATACTGATCTTGATGTTTTAAATGGAGTCAAAACACATAATTGGGCATTAGGAAAAATATTTACTTATAAATTATTAAGTGAAAAAAATATTCCATTTGTACATATAGATTATGATGTATTTTTATGGAATCCTTTACCTCAAAAACTATTAGATTCTCAAGTCTTTGTTCAAAATATTGAACAAAATGTTTATGAAACTTATAATTTAACAGTATTGGATAAACTTTATTTTAATAAACATTTAATAGATAAAATTTCTACTAAAGATACTGCATATAATATGGGTATATTTGGTGGAAATAATTTAGAGTTTATAAAAAAATATGCAAATGCAGCAATACAATTCACTCTAGATGAAGATAATGTTTATTGTTACAATGAAATGATAAAAAAATATAGTTATGCAGTTGCCTGTCTATGTGAGCAATATTATTTAAATATATGTTCTAAAAAATGGAATATACCGATTACTTGTTTACTAAATAAAACAGATGAAAATAAATTGGAAGAAGAAGCAAATCAAATTGGCTATACTCATATAAACTATGGGAAAGATGAGCCAAAAGTAAAAGAAAATTTATATTTAAGACTTAAAGAATTGGGTATTAATTAAAGGATTATATTATGACAAAAGAAGAATTGTTAGAAAATCACAAAAAGCTTTGTGAAACTGCAAGAGCACTTATGGAAAAGAAAAATGCAGATTATGCTGGTCGTTCTGGAACTGAACCCTTCGCTAACTTTACAAGAGTAGAGGCAATGGGTATTTGTTCAACAGAGAGAGGAATGCTTGTTAGACTTACTGATAAGATGAGCAGATTATCCTCGTTCATGGAATCTGGCAAATTAGAAGTTGCAAATGAATCTTTTGAGGATACAATAGTGGATGTAATCAATTATATGATATTATTACATTCATATCTCAAAGATAAACAAAATGCATAATTTTTATACAAGCGTATTGATCAGGGGAGATTATATCTATTATCGTGGATATAAAGACAATGATCGATTTACATCTAAAATTCCTTATAGACCAAAAATTTATTTGTTATCGCAAAATAGTGATGCAAAATGGAAAACTTTAGATGGACGAGCAGTAGAAGAATTTTATGCAGGCTCTATTAAAGATACCAAAGAATTTATAGAAGAACATTCTGATATTTCTAATTTTGAAGTATTTGGAAATACGGATTTTCAATATCAATATATTTCTGAAGAGTTTCCTGGAGAAATAAATTATAATCCTTCTCTATTAAATGTTTGTTATTTAGATATTGAAACAGAATGTGAAGACGGATTTCCATCTATCGAATATGCTGATCAAAGAATTAATTTGATTACATTTAGAGTTTCTTCTAAAAAAGAAAAAAACAAATTTGTAACATATAGTTTTTGTTTACATGATAAGCATGATATTTTAAATAAAATATCACCTGAGCATATTGTATTTCAGTTTAATCATGAATTTGAACTGCTTGAACAATTTGTTCAATCTTGGCAGCATATCATGCCAGATGTCATTACTGGATGGAATGTTCAATTCTTCGATATTCCTTATCTAATTCATAGGATTAATAGAATTCTTGGAGATAAAACCTCAAATAAACTGTCTCCGTGGGGAATTATTAGAGATAGAAAAGTATTTGTAAAAAATACAAACAAAGAACAAATTGCATATGAATTATTTGGAATCTCTACATTAGACTATCTTGATCTTTACAAAAAATTTACATTTGTAAATCGTGAATCCTATAGTCTAAATCATATTTGTTCCGTTGAACTGGGAGAACAAAAAGCAAAATTTGAAGGATTCAATAGTCTTCAGGATTTATATAAAAAAGACTTTCAAAAATTTCTTGAATATAATTATAAGGATGTTCATTTAGTTGTTAATCTTGAGACAAAATTAAGATTATTAGAACTTGCTATCGCTTTAGCATATTCTGCTAAAGTTAATTTTTCTGATGTATTTTCTCAAGTAAGAACTTGGGATGCAATCATTTATAATTATTTGAATGAAAAGAAGATAGTAGTACCAAGAAAAACAGAACAAGATAAAGAAGATCAGTTTTCTGGTGCTTATGTAAAAGAGCCTCAAATCGGCATGCACGATTGGATTGTTTCTTTTGATTTAAATAGCCTATATCCGCATCTTATTATGCAATATAATATTTCTCCTGAAATGAAATATCCAGATAGAACAAAAAGAAGTAATATAAAAGTTGAACATATCATAGATCCTGAATCAGAAGAGGCAAAAAGACAATTTATACAATTAAAGGATCAGCAGAGTTTTGCAAAACCATTAAATCTAGCAATTGCTGCAAATGGTGTATTTTTTTATAAAAATCGCCAAGGATTTTTGCCTGCTCTCATGGAGAAAATGTATGAAGAGCGCAAATTGTATAAAGAAAAAATGATTGAAGTTAAGAAGAAATTAAAAGAGGCAGGAAATAATTTTTCTATTGCAGAGAAAAAAGAATTAGAATATGAAATTTCTAAATATCACAATTTTCAATTGGTAAGAAAGATTCAATTAAATTCTGCTTTTGGTGCTATCGGAAATCAATATTTTAGATATTTTGATATCGATCTTGCAGAGGCAATTACTTTGTCTGGTCAACTTTCAATTAAATGGATTGAAAATAAAATTAATAAATTTTTAAATGAAAAACTTGAAACAGACAATATTGATTATATTATTGCTTCTGATACAGATTCTCTTTATATCTGTTTAGAGAAACTAGTAAACAAATATTTTAAAGATACTTCTGATAAAGAAAAGATTGTTAAGTTTCTCAATAAAGTATCAAATGAAATGCTTCAGCCATTTATTGATTCGTCATTTGATGAATTATCAAAGACTATGAATTCTTATGGACAAAAGATGAGCATGAAAAGAGAATCCATAGCCAGTAAGGGGATCTGGACTGCCAAGAAAAAGTATATGTTAAATGTTCTTATGGGCGAAGAAGGCATATATCTAAAGCAACCAGAATTAAAGGTAATGGGAGTTGAGATGGTAAAATCTTCAACACCACAAGTTTCCAGAGATGCTTTGAAGAAGAGTATTGATTTGATAATGAATCATACCAAAAAAGATTTGAAATTATTTGTAAGTGAGTTTAAAAAAGATTTTAAATCGTTTCTTCCAGAAGATATTGCATTCCCAAGAAGTTGTAATCATTTAGCAGAATATACAGATGCTGCTAATATTTTTAAAAAATCCACTCCAATTGCTGTCAGAGGTTCTTTGCTTTATAATCATTATATTATTAAAAAGAAGCTCCAAAAGAAATATCCAATTATTAAAGATGGTGAAAAAATTAAATATTTGTATTTGAAAAAACCCAATATAATTGGCGAACATGTTATTGCATTTCCAAATGTTTTGCCTAAAGAATTTGAATTAGCTGATTATATTGACTATAATATTCAATATGAAAAAACATTCTTGGATCCACTGCAATTAATCCTAGATACGATAGGCTGGAAATTAGTAGAAAAAGTAACACTATTTGATGAGGAGGAAGTATGAGTTTTCTTAATGATTTAATTAAAAGTTCAGGTAATGAGTTTGCAAGTATAGTTGAAGATGGTCTAGAAGGTGCAGATATCAATGGATTTATTGATACTGGTAGTTATTCACTAAATGCTCTTCTATCTGGTAGCATGTATGGTGGTCTACCAAATAATAAAATAGTATGTTTTGCTGGCGAAGCAGCAACTGGTAAAACTTATTTTACAATTGGTATTGTGAGTAAGTTTTTAGATAGTAATCCAGAAGGCGTGGTTCTTTACTTTGATTCAGAGCAAGCTGTAACTTCTGATATGTTTAGAAGTCGCGGTGTAGATCCCAAAAGAGTTGCAGTATTTCCGGTGGCAACAATCGAAGAGTTCCGCCAACAAGCAATCACAATTGTTGATAAGGTTCTAGAGAAGCCAGAGTCAGATAGAAAGCCTATGATGATTGTTCTTGATTCTCTTGGTATGTTATCGA